GATGGAGTCATTGATAATTTAAAAATATTTAAAGATACACTCACGTTAGATAATATTAATGTACTCAGACATACAATGGGGGTTGGAAATTTACATATTGGTAATGTATTCTACAATCATGGTATGATGATACTTACATCTATTCCAGCCAAGTTTGGTGAAATATTATCAGTAACATCAAGAGGAACACACACAATATGGGAAACCGAAATTAGTTGTACAGTGGGTCCGGGAGAATTTGGAATGAGCTGTAATCCAACTCTACAAGAGTATGACCCAATCTATAACGATTTTGTTTATAGATCGTTTGTTACAAGCTCTTATTTTAAACCATATGTAACATCAGTTGGATTGTATGATGATTATGGTAACCTACTTGCAATTGGAAAACTTAATACACCAATCCAAACACCAAACAACGTTGACACAACATTTATAGTAAGGTTCGATAGATAATATGGCAAAAGCAAAGTTTACAAAAAGACAGACAACTGTCAAACATGGTTATAGAAGTGGGTTAGAAGAGCAGTTGGATAATACACTAAAGACTCATGGAGTTGATGGTCAGTACGAACAGCATACGATCAAGTATATAATTCCAGCTTCCGAACATACCTACACTCCAGATTTTAAGCTACCAAATGGCATTTATATAGAGACCAAAGGTAGATTCGTATTAGACGATAGAAAAAAGCATATCCTAATCAAGGAACAATACCCACATCTTGATATTAGATTTATTTTTCAAAATTCAAAAGGCAAACTTCGCAAGGGATCAAAGACAACTTATGCTGATTGGTGTATAAAACATGGATTTTTATATGCCGATAAGACTATTCCACAAGAATGGTTGAAATAAGGAATATATGTTGTATATTTGCAGTATGAATACAAACATACTACAAGCCAAACATATTCTCGATGAGCATTTAGGATCGAGCATACAACATAGAAAAGAGGGTGAGATGAGCTATCACTGCCCTTTTTGCAATCACTACAAACCAAAACTACAAGTTAATCTTACAACACAGAAGTGGCATTGTTGGGTATGTGATAGTAAGGGACAAACAATCCTATCATTACTAAAAAAGAGCAATGCTCCAGTACCAGTTTTTACGAAGATAAGGGAGATTTACGGAGACACTCGCTTTAATTCAAAACCAGATTATGGTAGAGAGTTGGTTGGATTACCTGAAGGATATAAACCTTTATACATGCAGCAAAATACTCCGGACTATCGTAATGCACTCCATTATGCTTTAAACGTAAGAAGGCTCACACCTATTGATATATTACGTTATCAGGTGGGTTATTGTGAAGAAGGACCTTATGCTGGCATGATCATTATACCCAGCTATGGTGAGGATAATTCCATCAACTATTATGTAGGTAGAAGCTACTATAGTAACGCACAAATCAAACATAAGAACCCACCAGTCTCTAAAGATGTTATCGGTTTTGAGAATCAAATTAACTGGAACGAGCCTATTATAATTGTTGAGGGTGCTTTCGATGCTATTGCAACAAAACGGAATGCAATACCATTATTTGGAAAAAAAATCTTACCAAGTCTAAGGAGTAAAATACTTACATCAAAGGTTGAAAAGCTGTATCTTGCATTAGATAGGGATGCTTTTGGTGATTGTATTAAGGAAGTAGAGTACTTTATGAATAATGGTGTTCAAGTTTATATAATTGACTTACCAGGCAAAGATCCGAGTGATATTGGCTATATTTCTATGATAGATACTATCAACAAAGCCAAGCAAGTAGACTTTTTTGATCTGGTGAAATACAAAATAATGTTATGATAAACAAACTAAACTGTAAAGTAGAAAAAGTTGAAAAAATTCTACACATTGCTGATATTCATTTACGTAATTGGAAAAGACATAAGGAGTTTAAGGATGTGTTTGAAAAACTGTTTTTAGCAGTTGATCAACTACCTGAGGAGAGTATTGTTACGATTGGTGGTGATATTGTTCATGCCAAAACGGATATGAGTCCAGAACTTATAAAAATGGTCTCCTACTTGTTTACTGAGTTAGCAGATAGAGTACCTACAATCGTAATCACTGGTAATCATGATGCAAATTTAAACAATAATAATCGATTAGATGCACTTACACCCATTGTTGAAGCAATTAATCATCCAAATTTATATTACCTACGTAATTCGGGTTTGTATGAGGTAGGTGATGTAGCAATTAGTGTAATGTCATTATTGGATGCAAAAGAAAATTATATTACTTTTGATAAGATTCCAAAGAAAAAAACCTATAGACATACGATAGCAATGTATCATGGTACAATAGCTAATAGTGAAGTTGATAGTGGATTAACTTTATCTCATGGATTGGATTGGGATACGTTTGCTGGCTACGATCTAGTATTGTTAGGTGATATACATAAACGTCAAGTACTATCGAAAGAAGATCCAATTATCTTCTATCCTGGATCATTAGTTCAACAAAACTTTGGAGAAGCGTTTGATGGTCATGGATATGCGTTAGTTGATCTGGGAGAGAAGGGAGACATAAAGTATGAATTTAAGGATATAGATAACGATTACGGCTTTTATACTCTTGATATTATAGATGGAGTGTTGCCAAACAAACTACCCATAACACAACATACTAATGTCAGACTAAGAACACGAAACACATCACCAGCTGACCTTAAACGAGTATTAGCAACTATCAGAAAACAGTACAGAAATAACGATGTAATAGTACAAAAGTTAGATAAAAGTGTAGGTTTGGATGATAGTAGGTTGTTTGGTGAGTCTTTGCATCAAGGTGATGTGAGAAACCTACAATATCAAAACCAACTCATTACAGAGTATTTACAAAATGAGGGATTAGATGAAGATACTTTGCAAGCTGTTTTGGGTATAAATGCCTCATTAAACCAGTCTTTGAACTTAGGAGAAACAGCTCGTAATGTTATATGGAAACCAAAGAAGTTTGAGTTTTCAAACATGTTTAGCTATGGTGAGGATAACGTAGTAAGCTTTGATACCTTTGAAGGTACTTGTGGATTATTTGCACCAAATCATGCAGGAAAGTCAGCAATACTTGATGCATTGTGTTTTTGTTTATTTGATCAATCATTCAGAGCAAGTAAGGCAGAGCAAGTTCTTAATAGAAAGAAAGATGAGTTTTGGTGTAAGTTTAATTTTGAATTAGGTGGCTTGGATTATTATGTTGAGAAGAAGGCTTATCGTTATAAGAGTGGGGCTCTGAAGGGAAAGTTGAGAGTCGATGTGGATTTCTGGATGATTAATAGTGATGGTGAGAGAGTGTCTTTGAATGGAGAGCAACGTAGAGATACTAATTACTGCATACAATCGTATGTTGGTACGTTTGATGATTTCATCTTAACAGCATTATCTCTTCAGCAAAATAACTCAAACTTTATTGATAAGACGCAAGGTGAGCGTAAGGATCTACTAGCTAACTTTTTAGATCTAAAAATATTCGATGCATTACATGACTCAGCAAATAAGGAAAATAGAGCTGCAGTTGTAGTGTTAGAAGAATATCAAAAACAAGATTTCGAAACAAGACTTGGAGATGCTGAAAGATTAAAAGAGCTTAACGAAGATAAACATGAGCAAGCTCAGATTGATGTTGATAGAGTTGAGGATGAGCTACAACAACTAACAAACAATCTGGTTGGTTTTAATAAACAATTGCAACCTTGTAATGCGGACGGTCTTGATATTAATAAGCTACAAAAGGATCTACAAATATCGATTAATCGTCAAAGTGAATTGGTTGATTTAATACAACAAGCACAAAGAAACTTGCAAGATGCTGAAAACAATTTGCAACATATAACACAAGAACTCACACAACATAAAAGTACATTTGATGCTGAATTATATAAAACCTATACAACTAAGATACAAGAGAAAACACAGCTTGATAGTACACTATCTACACTCAAGGTCACTATCAAAAATAAACTTGAGAAGCTGGAAAAACTTCAGCAACATGAATATGACCCTAATTGTAAATACTGCGTATCAAACGTGTTTGTTAAGGACGCCATTGATACAAAATCCCAATTGGAAGACGATAAAAAAACAGTACACGACTTCTTACAAAAGTTAAAAGGTGTAAGTGATTTTATTGAGCAAAATAACTTTATTCAAGTTCAAGCGGATGAGATACAAGCTCTACTAAAGCAACTACAAAATGCTAAAAATGATGTAGAAAGAGCACAGAGTGTATGTGATCGTTACTCTAGAGATAGAGACATAGAACAACATAAGATTGATAGAATTGAGAAAGATATTATTACATATAACGATAATGTAACAATCTTAGAAAACAACAAAAAAATACACACCCAGATAAAAGAAATAGATGTTAAGATTGGTCATAAGAAAATAGAATTATCAAAACTAAACAACGTTGTAAAGGATCTTCATGGAAAGATCAAGGTGGCAGAGCAAACTATAAACGATTGTAACAAATCAATCCAACATATGCAACAACTTGCTGATAAGCAAGTAGCGTATGATCTCTATTGCAAAGCTATGTGTAAGGATGGAATTCCATATGTGTTAATTAGTAAGGCTGTTCCATATATTCAACAATATGTTAACAATATACTCAATCAAATTATCGACTTTACAGTTGATCTAGAGACGGATGGGAAGAATATAAATGTGTTTATCTGTTATGATGATAATAGATGGCCATTAGAATTGAGTTCGGGAATGGAAAGGTTTTTATCATCGTTAGCAATTCGTATTGCGCTAATAAAAATAACAAATTTACCTAAACCAGATTTCATTGCAATTGATGAAGGATTAGGAGTATTAGACTCATCTAACTTAAACTCAATGCACACTTTATTTAACTATATGAAAGATATATTTAGGTTTTCGTTGGTCATTTCGCATATTGATGTGGTAAGAGATATGGTTGATAATATATTAACAATAGACAGAAAGGATGATTTAAGCTACATAAATTGTTAGGCCATATTTATATCATATGGCAATCTTACAATCCTCATACAAAATACCTCAACCAAGAGGCTACGCTAATAGGACGTATTATATAGAAGATACGTCCCCAGCATCACCATTTTATTTTGATATACAAGACTTTCCTCTAGTAGTGGGAGGTGGAAAGCATGTGATAAGATTTAAAGGAAATGGTCTGAATATGAGACTGAATTCCTCTTTTGATGTGGAGTTTGTTGATGCAGATGGTCAGCGTATCTACACAGAAGTATTAAATTATATTGATCGATTTAATAACTATTACATAGCTTTTGAAATTTATGATATAACCGCTAGAGGTGTTGCAACAGCCTATTTTGTTGGAGAAGCTCTGTATGATCAGAAAGGAACTCCAGTACCGTCCCAGTATCGTGACACCTATAATGTCAGATGGACAAAGCAATTTAGTGTACAACCATTTGAACGAAACAACGCTGAGTTGATTTTTGATTTACCACCTCAGATAGAAGTTGCACAAGTTACGGTACCAGCAAGAGTACGTACAACAAACAGTGGATCTTATAGATTCACAATCATCACAGGAAGTATTAGTCAGTTTACAATTACAGATACTAGTTTTGGAGGGTATGATCGAGATTTTGCATCAAGTACTGATATCTTAGATGCAAGAACTCAGACAATCAGGATTGATCCATTAGGACAACCCTCAACAATTAACTCAGTTCCAACAGCAAGAAGATCAAGAGATACGGATATAGATAACGGATTCTATATCAATAATACAACACGCTTTACTACAAGAATACAATCAACATCCTCATTTTTTACTAAACAACTAATAGGATCTTATTTTGAATTTTTTAGCTCAGCAAGTACTCCATTAACACTAGGACCATCCTTGCCAACCGGA